AGGCAAAGTCAGCGTTCTATTAGAAGCAGTCGTAGGCTCCTGAAGCGTTACGCTACCACCACTTGTGCTGTTTAGTTTAAGCGGCATTTAATTGATCCTCAGTAGGACGAGGCAGTGTCGAATGATCCCATTTAGCTATGTAATCACCGTTACCGTCAGAATCGTTTTGTAAGCGGATGGTGTCTACAAAGTCTGTATCTTGCAGAGTAGGGTAAATCGCTTTAATTTTGTCGTAAAGAGTCATTATGCGGCCCTCACCATTGAGGCTTGAAAATAAACAGTAGTGCTAGCGACAATAGTATTTTGTGTTGATGCTGTTTGAAATGCGTATAGTTCTATGTAATCCGTTGAGCCATTTAAATAAACTTGGGCGCAACCATAGGTAAATCCTGATGATGGCTCTGCTTGACCCATAACTTTATATGCAGATCCATTTTTATATAGAGCTAATTTCATACCTCCAGCTGTAGTAGCCACCTGGAATGAACCATTAACTAAATAGTAACCTGCAACATTTGGTGTAAATCTATAGTTAGTTGCATTATCGTAACAACTAGCTGTATCGTATTCCTCAACTTGAAATGCAATTTTTGTGTAAGTATTTTGTGCCAAACTTGTTGCGGCATTGTTATACGCACTAAACGCTGGCCCAGTACCAGCCACACCTGTAGCCAAATCAGCTTGCACAACCGTAGCATTAGGCAGACCACCAGCAGCTAGTCCTGTAATCGTGCCGTTACCGTCAAATGTCATTGGCATAATCGTTCCTTACACAATCGTCCAGGTGGCACCACTTGGCACCGTCACCGTCACGCCAGAGGCGATCGTTGAGTTCTTACCACTGATGCCGTCATAGCCGGTCGGGAACGTCACCGACGTATTGATCGTCTGGTTGGTAAACATAATGCCATTGGATGCCGCCAGCTGCGTGGCTCTCAAGTCACCCAACGACGGGTTGTACGTCAACTTAGTGCTGGATACCGTAGCAGTTGAGAACGTGCCGCTGGTTGCCGTTGCAAACGTTGGGTAGTAGCTTGCGTTCGTTGTGGTGTCGTCCGACACCGTCGTACTGACTGGCGCTGCTGCCCACTTGACACCCGTAGCTTCTGCCGAATCAGCGGTTAGCAGTTGGCCATTCGATCCAACTGCTAAGCGTACATCGTTGGTGCCGTTATGAACGACCAGATCGCCCTTGGTAGTCAGTGGCGACAACGCGTCAAATGCTGCAGTCTGTGTCGTCTGGCCTGTACCACCATTGGCAATCGGCAGTGTGCCGGTTACCTGCGTTGACAAACTGACGTTTGAGAGCGTGCCACCTAAAGTCAAGTTGCCACTGGATGTGACCGTGCCTGAGAGGCTAATACCGTTGACTGTGCCGGTGCCAGCTACGCTTGTGACCGTACCAACGTACTGATCGTTCGACGTGATGGTGAAATTAGGGTACGTACCGCTGATGCTGGTTGTACCAGCGCCCGTTAAAGCCACCGTCTGATCCGGCGCGCTGTTGGTAATCGTGATCGTCCCAGCACCCTCAGTAATACTGATGCCGGTGCCGTCAGTCAGGGTGTTTTTCTCCCACAGACTAGTCGTAGCGTTATAGATCAGCGTCTGGCCATTAGATGGATTCTGGGCCGAGACGTTATGCAATTCATCCAACTCATAGCCGTTTTGGATGCGCACGTACAGACGGCCATTGCCGGCATTCGCGCGCTCCACCACACCAACATAGACCAGATGGTTGGGCGCATAGGGCTTGGTAGACGTCAATGTGCCCGCTGTAGCGCCCACATAGAGCGTGTCACCAGGGTTGTAAGCGCTTAAATTCAGCCCATCCTGCACGCCTTGGCACAAGACCATGCCGGCCTGACCTGCAGCAATATTTTCAGCGCAAACACCCAAAGTTTTGGCCGATGTTGTGTCGCTAGTGTTGCTTGCCAGCTTGACCGACACCCGATCACCCTGCGCCGCGAACATATAGACCGGCTGGCCCTTGGTAATTGTCACCGATTCATCGTTGGTCACGTACGCATAGAGCGTTTGACCCACGTCCGCTGCAATATTGGCGTTCAAACCAACGGTTAGCGTCTGTTGCGTAGCATCCCAGTACAGACGGCCTGCTGCGTTGGTAACACTCGCGCCTGTGTCAAACTGGATGAAGTCAGGTGATGAAATACCGCCTGTGATGCCCGTCATCGACGTGATATTGTCGTTGGCGCCTGCAATCGCCCAGCTCTGATCAATCTTTTGCCATGCGGTGCCGTTAAACAGCAGCCAATCGCCCGCTTTCCAATCACTAATGCCATCTAAGGTCGTCGTACCATCGACCGACACCACGTAATAGTAGCCGTTGGTGCCCACACCAGAGGCCAAAGTGGGCGTGTTGGTCGCCGCGTTCCATGTACCTTGGTAATCCAGACCGCCAGCCACATCAGCCCACGACAATACCGACCCATTGGTGGTCAAGAACTTGCCCGCATTGCCTGTCTGGCTGGGAATTAAGTTGTTGATCTGCTGCTGGAGCGACGCCAGAGCATCAATCACCGTCTGCGAGGTGCCACCACCGTTGGTAATGACCTTGATCCGCTCGGCCAAGTCGGGTGCGACCACCTCACCGACGTTGATTTCACGCCCGTTGGATAGACTTATGACTAGCGAGCCGTCGAAGTCGATCTTAGCATCCGTGACAGACACCCCATCGACCCCATCCACGCCATTCACACCGTCGCGGCCTGCTGGTCCAGCGGGTCCTTGAGCGCCATCACGGCCTGGACGGCCATCTAGGCCATCTCTGCCGTCCGATCCGTTGGTGCCGTCACGTCCATCACGTATCGAGTTGACTCGAGCCGTGATTTTGTTGCCTAGATCGTCGTATTTCGCCCGAATATCGGCTTCAATCTTCCGTAGCGCATCAACCACCGCGCCGACGTTCTCACTTACCCGTCGTTTCTGGTTGCCTCTGGCCTCTTGGAGCGTTGCACGAACCGACTCCAGAACAGCAGTCTGCTGCTCTGGCGTCATGTTCTGAAGGATTAACTGCTTAGCTAGGCTTTCAACGTCCACCAGACAGCTCCTTGGTCAATTCTTCCAAGAAATCCTCTTCCATGCCGCTGATTTTGTTCTGCTTCTCCGCCATTTGCATCTCAACAATCTTCGATTTGTTCTTGATGTCGGCTTCTTTTAGCATCAGCTCGGCGATCTTCACCCGTTTGTCGAACTCTTTGGAGGCCATCTCAGCGTCATTAGGCAGATTCTGCGTGTTGGCCGCCATAATCTTGCTCTGCACCTCGATTGGCTTTAATTTCGTCTCAATCGTGGTATTGATCGCTTCTGCCCGGTTGCGCTCAGCCTGCGTCTGATTGACCGCAATCTGCGACTGCGCGGCCTGCATGGCCAGCTGCTGCTGCATCTGCTGCGCTGCCTGCGCTTCAGGGTTGGGCTGAGCCATCTGCGTCAAGGACTCCATCAACTCCATGCGGTTTGACAGCGAGCTGTTGGCCACGATCCCTTTGAGAATCAATGGTAGCACCGGTGTGTCAGGACCTAACGTCTGCAAGAGCGCAATAAACTGCGCCTGCTCGTACTCGCGGGCGATGATGCCCAGTGTGGCGGTCGGCACGAAGTTCAGATCCACTGACGGATAGCGCTCGGGGTCGAATTGCATGTACCTAAACGCTGCTTTTTTGATGAACGGAATCAGGAAGTCTTCCTGGAAGTTCACCAGCGTGCGCTTGTACTTCTTAATGATCGTTGCCACTGCCATCGACATGCCGGCATTGCCGCCGTCTCTGGCCACCTGCGTGACCATGCCTTGGCTGTCCAGTGTGCCTGTGGCTTGCAGGAGCATGCGCTCGAACGCCTGTGCGGTCGTCAGGTTGCTGCCATCGGTTTGGCCGAACTTGAACGGGAACAAAATCTCGCTCGGGTTGCCGTTGGTCATGAACGCCTTGCCCGGACGGACTTCAAACTTTGCCCCTCGGGGCAAGCGTGTGGCGTCCATCGCCACCATCGGAACAGCAGTCAACGCCAGCGAGTCCAGATGCGTTCTCACCTGCGCATCGATTGCCTTTTGCATGTTGTAGGCTTTTTCCACCGTCCCACGGCCAGGCAGGCGGTTGGGCACCGTGTCGTCCTGATAGGTTAGTACCGGACGATCCTTCATCATGTACGGGTTCTCTTCGGCTTTCAACAGCATGCCGTCGTTACCGATGACGATGATCGCTTCGACCAAGTCGCTGTAGTCCTCGGCCACTGAATCGTCCGGGAACAGATCGATCATCTCCTCGTCTTCTTTGTCTAGCTTAGACAGGTACTCTTTGGGCACCAAGCCGTAGTACGTCAGAAGCTTGACCTTCTCGTTCTGGTACTGACTGACCTCTTGTGTGGGCTCCAAGTCGGTGTCGTCGTAGGTCGGCACGATGTTGACCTTACGATAGACGCCCTTCTCAATATTAGCCACCACCTTGTGGATGGACACGTACTTCTCGATCGCCACACCCATGCAGTCGTCCACCGACGTGCCGTTGGGATCCCACAAGAAATTCTTTGGATTGACCGGTATCGGTTTGACCGAGACGCGCTCCACCTCTTGCACACCGATGGCCGCTTGGCCTGTCATGCCGGGGATCGGCTGGGTCGCTGGAATGTATTCCTTCTCCATTGTCGTTGTGATCTCGGCGATACCCGTGCCATAGATCGCGGCCAACAACTCAATCTGATCGACGTACTTCCTAAACTTGTCTTTCTTCAGATCCTCCATCATTTGGATCTTGATCATCTCGACATCCATCGGGTTGCCGTCGATGTCTCTGACGTCGTCCTTGATGTCGAAGTATTCCCCAGAGCCGAAGATCGCTTCCATGATCTCTGCATGGCGCGTCTCAACGGCTTGCTGAGTCATCGGAGTCACAATACGGGAGCGTTCAGAGTCGCGTGTCTTGTCTTCAACGGCCCACTCGCCACGGAAGATGCGCTCATATTCTTCCCATTGCGGGAGGAAGTTCACATTACGGTAGTCGCGCCAGCGGTCGCAATGCTGAACCACGAAATCGATAAGCTCTTTATCGTTTTCCGTGGGTTCGTCAAAATCGTTTCGGTCCATCTTACACCCCAGAAATTACGTCCATCGGCTCCCAGTCATCGTCGGCGTCGCCTTCGAAGTAGGAAGTCACCGCCAGCTGGTCAATGTAAGAGAGCGCGTCGGGTAGGTCATCGTGGACGCCTTGCGCCGGGAACATCAACAGCTGGTCAAGAAAGGTCTCAAAATCACCTTCTTGGTTCAGCACGATCCTGCCGTGCTCGAACCGACCCTGGAGGCTCCAGATGATCCGGTCAGCCTTTTTCCGGTTACCATGCGTGAGATCAACTATGTGAGAATATACATTATTCTTGCGCATTAAGTCACTCAAATAGGGCAAAACCGCGTTTTTTAACGCGCCCCGTTCGATCCCCACGCTTAATGGGCGGTAGTCCCGCATGGCCATCAGAATCTTCGCTGCTGTCTCGCGGATGTCCCAGCGCCCATGCTGGATGTCTTTCACGAACCACTTGCCATCCTCGGTCACTTTGACAATCGCGATCGCCGTCTCATCCAGCCGCTTCTTCGAATTCGCTGCCTGCTTGGCCACTTCCTCAAACCCGGCCAAGTCCACCGCCACGAAGTAGCTGCCATAGTCCGGCTCCTCGCCGTGCTTGATCCACTCCTCTTTGAAGATGTCGGAACCCGCATTGTCGAAGCTCGCCATGTACTCTTGCTTAAATGCAAACGTCGATAGCGTCTTTTTCGCGGATTCTATTTCCTTCGGGTCGATCAGTGGGTTGTCCTGGGTCGTGAAGTGCCAGCTCTTCCAATCCTCGTCCTCACCCGTCTGCCCCAACTTGTACAGGTCGTTGAACCAGTTCCTGCCCTTGGGCGTGCCGATGAAGAGCCCTCGTCCCTTCTTATCTGAGAGCGACGCGCGGATGACCTGCTCCCACGCTTCTGGTTTGATGTCGGCGACCTCGTCTAACACCGCATACGTGAGCGAGACGCCTCGCAGCGTGTCTGGCCGATCGGCGCCTCGCACGTAGATCACCGCACCGTTAATGAGCGTGATGTCCTGGTTGTTGACGTGACTGCCAGCGATCACGTCGCGTCCCAGATCCAGCAAGACGTTCCAGATAATCTGGCGCGCTTGGCCGTTGGTGGGCGCGACATATAAGACCGCAGATCCTGATGGGCAGCGCAGCCCCTCAATCAGCAGCGTGGTCGCCGCCAGACGCGACTTGCCGCACCGGCGACCGGCTGCAACCACCTTGAAGCGTGTGTCGTCGTTGAAGACTTCTTGTTGCCACGGCAGCAGCTGGAAGTTAAGGTCCGACATCAGAACGGCACGCCAAACGGATCTTGGTACACAAACGCTGGTCGGGGTGGCGCTGACGCGGGCATTTGCTGCTGTTGCTGCCACATGCGCGCCTTGTCTAGGGTGTCTAGCCCCAACTCGTCTGGGTCTTTGTTGTATTGCCGCATGAAGAACTCTTTCCACGCGGTGGGGTGGGTGGGGTCTTTCAGCATGCGCCCTTCTGGCGTGGCGGAGGGCCAGTGCGGGCGGTTGTCGTAAGGGCTAATAACCTCGGTGACGCCCGCCTTCCAGGCGCCGCGATAGTCATAGTCGGGCCGTTCAAGCATCATTTTTATTGCTTGCGAATTGCTCAACTTTTCTACGGGCACGCCGGCGTCTTGCGCCAAGTAAGGCTTGACGGACGAAAACAATTTGGTGCCTTGCAGCCATTTCTGGAACTGCTTCTCTTCTTTGTCTGAGAGCTGCGTCGGCGCCCAAGGCATGGCGCTAAACTTTTCGTACTGAGATATCCAGTTATCCATCGACGATGTCCTTGATCTCCGGCTGGCCGATGCCGGTAATGGTGATGTTGATCGCGCTGCGCTGGGCGGCGGTCTTCTCGAACATGCTCGCAGGCAGTGCGCGGTCCATACACATCTTCAGGGCGGCCATCTGGCCTGGGTGGCCGTCGTCTAACGCGATCGTAATGACCTTCTGCACGACGTCAGCGCCCTTGCCCTCAATGAGCATCTGCTTCAACTCTTTGATGCGCTGCGTGTCAGTCTTTGGCAGCGTCGCTGGCGGCACGTACGGTGGGTCTTTAATCGGGGCTGGCATAGCTTTTTTCCTAGGGTGGAAGCTGTTAGCGCGATTGTATGCTTTTTTGCTGTCAAACCACAAGCTAGTAGCTGGGGGTCTAATTTTGCTTTTTCAGAGGGTAGGCGGCTCCCGCAAATTTTGATAGCCAGGCAGACCCCCCTCCCCCCTATCAAAATGATAACAAACCGCCGGCAAACGGCCGCCAATGATAGCAAGCGGCTATCAGGCGCGTTTGACATAACGTAGGTTATATGTGCGCATAATCGGCGGCGATAGGTGCCGGCTATGAGCGAGAGGGGTGACTATCGATATCCAGGGATTGATAGGGGAAGGCTATGGGGTGGGGCGTGAACGTGAGAGGAAGCGGGACCCTTTTGCCGGTACTTCACGGCCGCAAGTTATTGGCCATTATCGCTATATTGTTCAGTCGAATGACATTCAGACTTATCATTACTTTTACTCATATTGACAGTTTGACAATATAAATCAAGTATGTTCTTAAACCCTAAACTAATATCGCCGGCGCCGGCATGAGCAAGGATAGCGGCGTCATTATCGGAAATGCGCCGGGAAAAATACCGCGTGCGAATTGATGCTGGACGGCCAGAAGGCATAGTTATCACTCTGACATGGTCAAATGGTCAAATGGTCATGCAATTTTAATCGCTCAGACCCCCAGCGCAAAATCAAAATTTTTGCGTGACGGCACGGCATTCCGGCGCGCACGGCACGGCATTCCCCTATATTACTTATTATTACTACTAACATCTAAAAATAAATGACCATTTGACCATTATTGGCCAAAACCTAGTCTACAAGCGGGTTTTGCCATGGTCATTCACCCTCGCCAAATGACCATTTCATGACCATTTTGCCCCCTAAATGACCATTGGAACCGCGAATCGCAAATAAATGCAAAACATTGTTTGACATTTGTCGAAACACGGACTAACATGTGTTTCAGCAACACAATAATTTATTCACTCAAGTGGAGAAAAAAATGGTCACTGCGCACTTAACTAAAACCCGTGACGGCTGGAAAATCGCAATCGTTCGCGGCGTCAAGCCACTACTGGAAAACATCATCACCGAAATGACATTTGCGCAAAAACGCGACGCAAAGCGGTTCGCGCAGTCTGTCGGCGCCAAAGCTTGGAATTACATCTAAATCAAACGGCCGGCGAAAGCCGGCCACTACTAAGGGGCACGATATGAAACTTAAAACTATTCAGACACTCGCACTAGCCGCTCTTGGCACGCTGATCGTTATTGGCACGCTGACCCGCGTATTTGACAGCGCCGAAGCGATTATGTGGACGGCAATATGGCTCGCATGCGCCGCCGCGCACGTCACCACAAGCGACAGCGACATTTAATAACTTGATAAGGAAACCGACCATGAACGTCCATCACCACTCAAAAGTAAACGCGCTTGTTAATCCGGTCGCATCAGGCGACCATGTTATCGCCGAATCAGGCGAGCGGTATATCGTCATGCAGACAATGGCTGGCCAATATTGGCTGCGGCACATTCGCGACAATTTTGACTTGACGCATCCAATAGACGGACAAGTCGGCATTTGCCGGCAAATTCACGATTTAGCCAATATCTAACCTACAGGAGAACCGATCATGAGCAATCTTTCTTACACTTTTACTGAAGGCCAAATTGTCGAACTATTTCACGGCGTGCCACATGACGCATGGGACATTTATTCCGCACCGGATGACGTCATCATCCGCGCATTGGAGTGGAATGATGCAAACGGCGATTTCGAGGGTCTCGAGCGCGTCCGCTTGCTTGAAGTATTTCTAGCTGATTTTATTGTGTCCAAACAATCTATCTAATCTACAGGAGAACTGACCATGACAAATTTATTTGAGCAATTTCAAGGTGCTGATCTTGACCGCTTTTTTGAGTGCGTCAAAGCTATCCGCGCTGCTGGCTTAACTGTTGACGCTTATACCTGCGCAGGGGTCAATGAAAACTCCGGCAATGTATGGGTTATTGGTGAATGTTGGACGGGCTGCGTCTACTGCTCAATCGGATTCGATGTCAAATGGTCTTATTCATGCCCTGAGTGCGGCGAAGAGCATGATTTCGACACCTATTGGGAAATGGAATCCTATGTTAGCGACAATGAATACGATTATTGCCACGTATGCCATAAAGAGACCGAAAACGCATGACGCAGTACGGCTGGCTAGATGACTTCGGGGCGGTCTGTTGTTGGCGCGATTTCCCGCCAGCGGCAGGCCGGCCTTACATAACGCGCAAAGTAACGCGCAAACGGGCGCAAGCGCCCACAATCGAAACTCACGGCGCTGCGCTGTGGTAATTAAGGAGAATCGACCATGCAAACACTAAACATTGACGGCACTACGTACACACTCAAATTCGACAAATGCCCGATCGAGTGGGCGAAACTCGCCCGCAAGGCATGGAAACCAAAAAAACCGAAAGACATCCGCAAGTTTCCCAAAGATTACGCCGGCACGATGTCAACAGGCGATTATGTCCGCCAATTTGAAACGTTAAATCATCTTGTGCCATGCGATTACACGGAAATGCTTAACTATTCCGGCACAGCGCTATATGACCCGTCAATCCCTTTGCTGGAGGATTTGTCTAATGAAAACGCAAACTAATATCAGCGGCCTGCAATGGCCGCAGCATCTATACCCGTACATGTACGATTATGGCGACATAGAGCTAGTTTGCTTTGTCGATTATGAGCCGGGTGATCGATCGGTAGGCATGGCCGCCGCCGCGTGGCTAGTCCACGCGTTTGCCGGCGGCGTGAATGTAATCGATTTGCTGAAGGACGACATTATCAAAGATATTGAAGCCGAAGCCGCGCTATCGATTGAGCAGGATATCAGGGAGGACACGCCATGCTAGCGCTCGCATTTAAATTGATTGTCGGACTATGGGTTCTTGTGCGACGATTGTAGTGCGCGAGTCTCCGCGCTTGAGTCTACCGGCGCCCCCGCCGGTTTTGCCCGCCAGCCTGAAGGCTGTGCGGGCTTTTTTACGCCTATTTAACCAGTCGCACAGCTGCGGGCGCTGGCATATCTTCAGCTCGCCGGCGCAGTTCTGCTTTCGACAGGGTCGCCAGCTCCGGCGCGCAGTAGATTTGTTTCCTGGTCTGATGTTCGGACGAGTGGATGCGCCCCATATCGACCCAGCCGGCCTCGCTCAGCGCGTGCAGAAGCGCGACCTGTGGAATCTTGACGCCTGAAGGCGCAGCGCCTGCTAAGCGGTCACAGAGTGCGAAAAAGGGTGACGCAATGACGCCGCTTGCAAACTCACCCAGCCGGCCGCTGATCTGCTCGATCAGGTACGATTCTGCGGTGCTGCGACCCTGGTCGATCATGATCGCTTTAGCTTCGGTCATCGGTGGAGCCGCTGAAGGGTTAAAGGCCGATACGTCACGGGTATGCAGCCAGGATGCGATCGCCTCAAAGCCGCCATTGTGATACCAGCGCCACAGGCGCGACGCGTCTGCTTCGGGCAGGCGGCCTGCTTCTGCCCACAGGCAGAACCAGCGGCGGTCGTTTGATGGGATGGAGATCGCTGCACGCTCGTTCGAAAACGCGACGACAAACACGCGGTTTAGCGCCATATAGGGGTGCAAGCCCTTGCGGTTGACCTGTAGCAGCTCTGGAGGTGCTGCGATGATGGGCTTTAGGGCGTTCTCGAGCGCACGCCTATCGCGCGCCTCGCTCTGGCGCAGCTCGGCGATCTCCATCACCTCGCATTCGAGCGCGTAGCCCCACTGCGAGTTTAGGTCTTCGTTCTTAACCAGGCTGCAGTTCTGCTTAGTCAACCCGCCGATCGCCCAGAAAAACGGCGCCAGCATGGTGTCTTTGCCCGACCCAGGGTGTCCGCCGATCAAAATAGCGTGGTTGATCTTGCGCTCGGGGTGCTGGACCTTGAAGGCCAGCGCGTTCAAGAAATGCTCACGCTCAAAGTCGGTCGGGATCATGCGCGTGACATGGTCGAGCCACGGTGTCACGTCGCCTGGTATGCCTGCAGGCCGAGCGTCGCGCCAGCGGTTGCCGTACTGATGCCCTTGCCGCTCAACGACGACTTCCTCGCCGGCGGCGTACGTTATGCCGACCAGCGCATAAGCGTCCTCTGATTGGCGATTCTCGTCGAAACACGTAGCCGCCTCAATTTTTGCGCCGTTATGTATGGACCGGCAGGGGATATGCCGGAAAAGTGCGTTAAAAGTAGATCGAGAAATTTCCCTGCGATCGTCCATATCAAAAAAGCTTTCATCTTCTTGAACATAGGCAAACCTCTTGAACCAGTCGGACTTTTCTAGCTTATTTATCTCACGGCGCTTAGAGCGTGCGTCAGTGGCCTGCATGACTTTTTCGGCCGTGTCTTCGAACATACCCGAATCGGGCAGCTTAGCCAATGCTGCGGTCATAACAGCGGCAAGCAGCTCCTGACGTGGGCCAGGCGTGTGCTGTGGCCCGCCATTGGCCGCGACCCACTCCAGAAAAGCAGCCGAGCCCAGTTCGATGCAGTGCGAGTGCAGGCAGCAGTACGCCCGGTTTGCCGGGTGGTAGCGCCCTTCAGGGTTGCCGTCCGTGTGTTCGGCATGGTTCGGGCAGATGACGCCAGCCCAGCCTTCGGGGTTTGTGTGCCGCAAAAAGAGCCCTTGCTCCGAGAGCCACGCCATGACGTCGTCGTTGCCGTCGTCTTGCAGCCGGATCGGTGTGGGTCCAAGGCCGACACCGGCGACAGGGGTGACGTCCAGCGCCGTGCAGATTTGCTCCAGCGTGTACTCGCGCTCGGGATTGAAGCGTGCCAGCTGCGCCTTGAAGCTCTCGCGGCCTGGCTTGATGTTAACCGAGCCGGGTAGCCGAAAGTTGCGCACCGGGTTGCAGGCGCCAGGGTCTGTGTAACCGGCATCAGCAATCGCGCGGATCGCTGCTGCGAAGTCGGCCTTGGTTGGCTGCTCTGAGAATGCGTAGCCCCACTGGAACGAGCCGGGTGAGGTCTCCATGATCCAAGTCGGCTCCAGTGGTGGTGTCTTCGATTTGGTGCCGATGTCGTCTAACATCATCACTAGGATGTATTCGCAGTTGGCGGCCGATGCGCTGGGGCGGCCATCCTTGAAGCGGTCTTTGATGAATGACGCTGTGTTGCCGTACCAGCTCTCGCCGTCCTTGCGCTTGTGTTTGGGCAGGTACGCTGGCCACGTACACTTGACGGCGCCGTCCGCGTGCAGCTGCAGCTCGCCGTCGGCTAGGATAGGTTTTTGACGCACGATCAAGGCTGTTTCGCCCTCGGGTGCGAGATTTTGGATATAATCAAGGAATTCCATTGCAGTCCTATGTAGTTAGAAAGCCGCCCTGCCAGGCGGCTTTTTTATTTGCCGTATCGCGTCATAGTTTTGACGCCAGCGTTCAAGGGAAGCCCTGCAGCCCAGTCGGGTGCAGTGCACATTACTCGCTTTAGGGTATTGGGTGCATCAGGGTCGGCCGTCTCCAGAACGATCTCATCATGTACGTGCAGCACTACGTCATCTAATTGGCGTAAAGCATGCCGCAGCAGATCGTTGGCGATCGCCTGCGTTATATTCTCACAGGCGAGGCCGCGCCACAAGCGTGCCCGTGGCCATTCCTTCGCATCCGCTGCCGGTTTCCATGCGGCCTTGACGTACGTGATCTCGTCACCCTCAAACTTAGCAAATGGATAGCACAGGATGCGACCCGACGGCAGCGCGTACCAAAGATGCTGGCGGTCGTATAGGTAGGTGACCCGACCGGTCGAAAACTCCCGTCCAGGATTGCGCAGCGCCCTTGTGTAAGCCTCTTCGAGCTTAGCCCAGTAACGTACTGCCCATGAGTTTGTGCGCCGCCACGCGTCTACAATGCGGCGCGAATCGGACTCTGGCATGTAGACCTTATAGACCCGACCCATCGCTGTGAAGGCGCCCACTGACCCACCGAAACCCAGCGACAGGATCGCGACCTTGCCGATCTGGCGCTGCTCGTCGGTGATGTCCTCGTACGGCACGCGGTAGATACCGGCGGCCTCGCGGATGTAAATGTCTTTGCCTGCGCGGAAGGTGTCCAACACGTCCTCGGCCTGTGGATCGGCTGACGCCCACGCGGTGACTCTGGCCTCCACAGCTGACCAGTCGGCGACAACGAACTGCTTGCCGGGCGCTGCGATCAGTGCGGGCCGGAGCATTCCCTTGAGAACATCTGTAACGCGTTTTCCAAATCCTGGGGTGATGCTGTGGCCTCGGACCATAGCGTGCCTAACATCATCTGGCTGTTCGGCGCAGGTGCGGCTGAAGTTATGGACCTGCGCGCCATAGCTCGAAGCACGTCCAGTGGCAGATCCTCCGGCGAAGACAAAAGCACCTCGTACTCGGTGATCGTCTTCGTCTGCCAGACTTGCAAGGCGGCCGAACTTCGCAACCGACGACGCCCAGAGGTCATCTGCGCATTGAATGACGTCCGCAACATGGGTCGGAATCTCATCGGGGTTCTCCTTGGCAAGCATTAACAGATTGGCGCGTACGGTCTTATCGATACTGTACTTTAACTCGCCGTCTTTGTAAGTCTCCATCAACTTCAACGCCTGCGGTTTGATGCGGTCCATCACCCATTTTTTCATCTTCGGGCTGCGCACAGACGCGATCTCGCCCTCGGTCAACTCGACGACAAGCTTCTCGATTTCTTCTTTCTCAGCATCCGCATACCGGATGGCGGCGTGCGCCAGTGGCACGTCCAGCAGCACGCCCCGGTCGTTGATGCGCTCGTTCGTGTGGTAGTCGGCCAGCTCCTGCTCGGACAGTGGACGCATGGCCTTGCTAATGACGCGCATGGCTCTGACGTCCTGCTCGCAATATTCGATCATCTCGGCCATTAACGCCGGGTCAGTGTTGAAAGTCCCATCTGCGCGGGGGATCGATAGCGCTCGGATAAGTTGGTTTCCTCGGTGGTCTTTGCGCATGACGCTGGAGATGGCGCGTCCGACGTCTTCAAGGCTGCCAGGTAAGCAGTTCGCACGCGCTTGTGCAGCGGTGCAGACGAACTGCTCGAGTTGAAAGTTACATTGAAGGACGTACCAAAAAATAAGACGTTCGAATGCAGCGTTGTGGGCATATATGCGCCCTGCATGATTCTTAACACGATCCGGAAAAGGCTGGTCGGGAGTCCAGGTGACAACCTCATCGTCGTCAAACGCGTAGGACATACAAAGTACATCGGTGGTGCCGTCTTGGGCATAGTTATAGACTCCCCTGCTAGTTAAATCACAACGACTGCGCGTTTCCATGTCAATCCACAAAACACGCATAGTGCCTCCGAACTTTTATCGCGCTTATCGTTGACTCATGCACGCCATACTCCTTAGCCAATTTTCGCCCAAGACCCCATTCTTTCGATTCGAGGCGCGCGCGAATGTCTTTTATTTGCGCTCTGGTTAGCTTTCCTCTGCGCTGATGTAGGATCGCGTCCACGTTATTTTCGCTACGCGTGCCCCACCGCAAATTTACCAGTCGGTTATCCGCTGGGTTTCCATTTGCGTGCAAACATTCGCAGCCAGCAGGCGCCGGCCCTACAAACGCCATCAAAACTAATTTATGTACGCACTGACTGTTGCGTCTACCAAGCGCTACAGATAGATGCCCTGCCGTCATACGCCCCGGCTTTAGCATACGCCCTTGTTTAACTGAAAAGTACGAACCTTTAACGGTTCCCTCGCACATAACTAAACGCGTGGAAGACCGCACGCGTCCTTGATCGCTAACTTCATACTGGCCTTCATAACCGGGTATAGGTTTCCATCGCTCTTTCATCACATCACCAATAAAAAAGCCCTGTTCTGCATTCTCGTCTCGCGACGTTGGCGGACTCGGCAGACACCGAGCAGAATGCAGAACAGGGCTTGTCTGTAAGCGTGCCGCCAAGCACATGCAAATACTAGCATAGTAAGGGTGGCTCCTGTCATCCGCCAGCATCAGGCCGAACCGACCAAGGAAAACCTGATGATTAAATGACAGGAGCCGTAGAAAAGGTGGGGTACTCGCTGCGTCTGACTGCAATGCGCTCCGCTTTACGCAGTGCCGCACGCCAGCATCCGCTTTCCCCCGTACTACTTAGCCGCGACGGCGGCGGGCAGGCGTGGCTTCAGCAGGCACATCGTCCGCTTCAGTCGGTTTACCATCCATGCCGATCCACTCTACCACTTCAAACAGCGGTGTGTAGATCTTGCCGTACGCCTTGTGCTGGTAATGCTCTTTCTTCAAGCGCACCACAGGCACAGGGTTGGCTTGGTCTTTCTCGATCTGCGTTGCGATCTTAACACCCAGCTCTTGCACAGCACGCTTGCCGCCAACAGACGTCACGGTGTAACGAACTTCTAAGTCTTTGTCTTCGCCAGACAAGCACTTCAAAGACATACCGACCTGCAGCTCCCAACCCTTCTTGGCGTTCGGTGGTGCAGCGCCGACTTCAGGACGTGGCTCAGTAACGGGCACCATACTCTCGCCCAGCACTTCACCCTCACCCCACGCGATGAAGCCGTGAACGAAAGACATGGGATTGACCGCCCACAGCACATCGTCGTCGACTTCAGTTTGATCAGCACCAAACACCCAGTGGCCGCCCTTGTCCATCTTCAGGATAACGGAGCCCACAGCGCCGACATCTTTTTCAAGCGTGCGCAGTGCGGTGGTGAGTGCAGAAACGTTGGGGAGATTTGCGATTGCGAATGACATTGTATTTTCCTTTACGAAAGTTTAGAGAGGGCCGCAGATAACTGCTTCCCGATTTGCAACACCGCTGGCCGTGCATCATCTTCAGTGGCCAACGTACTACCCGAAGACACAGACACGACCATGTCAGCGGGGAATTCTATTTTATCCTTTTTCAAAATCTTCTCAAGCTGCGCAGGCGATTTAATTTTCACCGGCTCGTATGCGTCTTTGATGTTGTTCGCATCGACCCACGCTTCAATCTTCGCTTCATTCACCCACTGGCGTGTGCCACGCTTAGCGACTAACTTGTAACCTGGCACCGGGTGTCCGCTTTCAAGCAGCTGGAACGCGAGCGCGCGCAAGTTCTTGACGTAGTCTTCCAGCATGTCAGCCTGCTGCAGCTGCATGGCGATCTGCTCTTTCGGTAGCGCGGCCAGCTGCACCTTCAATGCGCGATCGACTGCGCCTGTCATCTCAGGGCAGATCGGCTTAGCTGTACACCAACGGCAGTGGTCGCCGGTTTGCATTGTTGGGTTCGGCCATGACGACTCACGCACAGCGCGGGCGAGTTCTACTTCGAACTGCTTCACACGCTCGGGTGTCGTGACCCAGCGACGCATCGCTGGCGGCTGCACAATGATGCACTCGATCTCTTCAGCACCTTCGAATACCCATTGCGCAGCTGGCGTTCTCATCGCTGCAGCTGCGTAAAATAATAACTGAGGGTTGTCTTCAGCATCCACAAGTACGCCATCGCCAAATTTCCAATCAAGAACGAAGGCGCGTTTATCTTTACGCCCAAGTAAGTCAGTGCTACCAAAGACACCAGGCAGAAAGTCGCCAAAACTAACTCGGGTCTCAACCATGTACTCCATCTGCTTGTTCGGGTCGATCTCGTCGAGTGCCGCGAGAGCGGGAATAATCTTCTCATCAAGTAGCTCCGGTGTGAGTGTCTGATCTTTGTATTGGGCGCCCAAGCACTGCGCGGGCTTCTTGTCGAACTCAAGCAGTTCGGCGATCACGTTGTGCAAGAGAGTGCCGCGTGCTGCGTGTTCGGACTCAGCTTGTGGTGGCATCTGTTGCACAAGCTTGACTGATGCCGGGCAGTTGATGACGCGCTTGGCGGTAGAGCCGCCGACGATATTGGAGTGACTCATGCCGCCACCGCTTTCTTCTTGTCTTTCGGCCAGCCCGCTTTCGCAAAGTCGGCAACCACGTTGGCAAGCGCCGGCAATGTGCGAATTGCTTTGACATCGTCGGCAGGAAGATACTTTTCGAACTCAGGCAGCGCCTCGAGCAGCTGCGCTCTGGTGTTGCACGAGTAAGCGACCGATCGGAGTTTTGATTCAAGATCGCTCAGCGTGCGTTCCTGAGCGTTTTTCTTTTCGCTTAACTCAGTGAGCTTGTCCCAAGCTTTTTTGTCGGCCTCAAGCATCCGCCAGTTATCTGGCGCGCACAGGTAGGGCCCTTTCAAATTGCCAGGCAGACACAGCGACGTTTTGTTAAGCCATTTCTTTTCCATTACGACGTTCATGTCGATGCCGGGGAAGTCTCTTGCGAACATGACTGCGACGTACTCGCGCACGAACTTCTGCACCTGCTCATCGTAATCAACCTTTGGCACGTCGTGCATGGCTGCACGAACAAATGCGTCTCGCATGGTATGTGTAAGTCTCATTTTTACTGTACTCCCGTGTAGTGATTGAGCCTCGACTGTAGACCCTAAAATAATCCTTGTCAAATACTTTTTGATGCCTTATATTTCGGCTTAAGGAGGTGGGTCATGACAACAGATGAAGCAATTGCGTTAGCAGAAAAGTACAACATCATTATTGTGCAAGACGGAAGCCAACGGTGCATGGTGGGCCATCCTGCCAGCAATATCGGCTGCTGGGCTACGGTGGGTGATGAGGAATCTATCAACAAAGCCATACAGTATGTCGCGGAACAATTAGATGCTAGAAAAAGAAATTGAGAACTACTTTGTTTGGACAGTCGAGCGTGCCGGCGGTACGACATACAAGTTCAGGTCAGTCAATCAGCGCGGCGTGAGTGACCGCATCGCTTGTATGCCTGATGGCAGCACATGGTTTGTCGAATTGAAAACCAAAGGTGGTCGGCTGTCCGAACTACAGAAACGATTTGCTGACGACGTTATTGCGCTGCGACAGAACTACGTTTGTTTATGGTCGAAGGAGATGATTGATGAGTGGATTAGAGAGAGATGACATTCTGCGCATGGTTCGCGAAGTCGCTGACAAAGACAAGGTCGACCCTGTGCATAACGACATGGTGACGCTAACCGTTGACGAGCTGGGCAGGCTGTTGGCAGCGGCAACTATCCGCGCCAGAGGTAACGATGCAGCTTAGACCTTACCAAGATGAAGCAGCCGACTTCCTGTACGAGCGTGACCGGGCGATGATCTTAGCGCCCGTGGGCGCAGGCAAGACGGCGATCACGCTGACCGCCATGCAGGCGATGGTCAACGACGGGTACGCAAGCCGGTTTCTTGTCTTGGCACCCAAGCGCGTGTGTACGGACGTGTGGCCGATCGAGGTGCCAAAGTGGTCTCCTGCGCTATCGTGTTGCGTAGCTGTTGGCACCCCTCAAAAACGCGTCTCGGCGTTACGCACGCCCCGTGACATCGTCGTCATCAACTACGACAACATCCAGTGGTTGGCCGAGCAGGACTTGTCTGATTTTGACGGCATTGTGTTTGACGAGCTGACCAAGTTGAAGAACCCGTCCGGCACACGCTTCAAGGCGCTGCACAAGGTCATCGACCGGTTCAAGATCCGCTGGGGTCTAACGGGATCGTTTACCAGTAACGGCCTTGAAGACGTGTTCGGTCAGTGCAAGATCGTTGACGAGAAACTGCTAGGCCGTGCCAAGGGCGCCTTCTTGCAACAGTACTTTGTCTGCATGAACCGTGACTTCGGCGAGTGGCTGCCACGCCCAGGCGCGCTGTCGTTGGTCATGCAACGCATCAAGCCAGCGACGTTTGTCTTGGAGCCTGGCGAATACAAAGACAAGCTGCCGCCCTGTCATGTGGTCGAGCTGCGGTGCGAACTGGACGACAGAAAGCCGTATGAAAAGATGAAGAAAGACTTTGTGGTGCAGTTCCCGACCGCTGAGATTTTAGCGGCTAATGCCGCCGCTGTTACATCAAAGTTGCAACAGATGGCGTCCGGTTTTGTTTATGACAGCACCCGCGTTGCGAGTGACGCGCCGGGTCAGTTCACATCCAGCAAAACGGCGGTGTGGTTTAGCAGTCACAAGTTTGATCGGTTAGACGAACTACTGGAGGAGAACCAGCATGCGAACACGCTTATTGTTTATCAGTTCCAAGAGGAAGTGGCGGAATTGCGTCGTCGCTATCCGAAACTGGTTACGCTCGATGATGACCGCGCTATTGAGCGATGGAACGCCGGCCAAGTCCAGCTCCTTGCTGTACATCCGAAATCCGCCGGACACGGTCTTAACCTTCAGCACGGAGGATGCCACATGGTCTTCCTCTCCTTGCCCTGGTCGCTCGAGTTGTTTGAGCAAACCGTCGGACGCCTGCATCGTTCCGGTCAGCTGCGCGACGTATGGGTGTATATCCTTATGGCCACGAAAACGGTCGATGAAAAAATCTGGGGCGCACTCCACGACAAACGAGCAATTTCCGACATAGCGATGGAGGCACTGAAATGACTGAGTTTTTACAAGCCACCACCGACCAGCTTTACTTCCGCGATCCGGACCTCGAACCACCACCACGGGCGTGCAGTTTGCTGTTGTTGAACCCAGGCGGCGTCTTGATCGTTGGCAACTGGACGGATGACTGCTTGGGTTGGTGCCCGAAGCCGAAGATTCCGCAAAGTATTAAAAACAAGATGACAAGGAGCGGCGTATGCGCCGACTAGATTACTGGAAAGCCAAACTCACCGCAGCGCGAACAGAGGAACGACAGCGCCGCAAAGAGTTAAACCAAATGGCGCGCGCATTCGAGCGAGCGCTAGAGCAAGTTGATGAGATACAGAAAAGGATAAACGATGAAAAAGCTAAGCTGGCGCGCCCTAAATGACAAAATTGCGTTGCTCTCAGAAGATGAAGTATTCGCGATGCTCACACATGAGACGCTAAACGAGCGCCGCAGCTCGCACTTGCAGCGCCTGCACCAGCGCTACTGCGCCCTGCGTGACGCCCGTGAGCGGATGGAGATCATGAGTAAGGCGGTACGTCCATGAAATGTCAGCAGTGTGGCACCAAGACGCACGTTGTAAATACTGCGCAGCAACCAGGCGGCATCCGGCGGCAACGTAAGTGCCCATCATGCAAGAACAATGCCTACTCCGCCGAGGTGTGGATAGCGGGTAACGTTTTGGTGGGGAAATCGATTTATACTAACGACGAGGCAGCGTTGATAAAAAAGAAAGAAGTCAACACTCGCCGCGCAAATGAAGATAGGAGGAAAAACGATGCTTTATAACGGTAAATTTGTAAGGACCTATGAGACAGTAAAACCCGCGCCCTATGACACAGGTAAGGTACGTATTGGCGAGTTCTACACTCCACCCTTATATCAACGCGCATCTACGCCTGAAGAGCGTTTCGTGCAGGACATCGTGTTGGGTGACAAGCCACAGCGCGAGTCACCAATCACTAAATTCTTCGGGAGGCTACTGAGCGTATGAAAGAACTCGTCTACTTCTATTACGCTGCGATTGTCGTAGCAACGCTGAGTTTCTTGGCCTTCTTTGCAGAGCCGCCTAACCGGCCCACAGCTGCTGAATGCGGGATCGCGGAAATCATTCCCGATATGTCGCCGCAAGACCGTGCGGTGTGCCGCCAGCTGCGACAGCACCGCCTGTAATTACTTCTGCTTTAGGGTTTCGTACTGGGCGTGGCACTGTTTGAGGAGGGTGCGGAGCTGATCTGCTCTGGCAGCCTCCCCTGCAAGAAATTCTCCATCCTCTTTAGAAAGTCCTGCTCCAGTACAGCTGGTGGGGGCGCATCCAGCGTTGGCGGTGTCGGACACGGCACTGGTAACGGTGGTGGTGCGACTCGGCCTGTCGCGCAGGCTGTTAGTAAGAGCGGTAGCGCGAGCATTAAGATTACGGATTTCACGGTCTTTCTCCTGGCGTAGTTGGTCGGCGCCGGCTTGCAACGCCTGCTCTTTCTGGCGCGCTACATCCTGCGCAGCAGCGTAGGCGGCGTATTGTTCGGCCTTCTCCTTGTCCCAAGCCTGCTGAACTTCAGCCATGCCAAGTTCATGGCCCTTGTACAGACCGCCTGCGCCGGCAGCAGCTACCGCCAGCGCAGCGCCTAGAAGGAACCAAGGATTCATTTTGTTGGCGGCACTTTTGTTCCGTCCAATTTTTTATGGACCTTAACATCCTTGCAAACTTTAACTTCCTTGCCTTTGCGATCCTTCTGCATGTTGCAAATCTTCTTAGTCTCCTGGGCAAAGGCAGGCATTGTCAGGGTCAAGGCCAACAGGGTTGCAAATAGCGTCTTCATTCGTCTCTCTCCGGATGTGGTGGTTGAACAGGAGCAGGCTTGCCAGCATAGCCAGCAGCAGCAGCAACAGCAGCAGGATCTCCCTCGCTGCGTACTGTGGTTACAGTCGTGGTCACAACAGGCGCAGGCTTGGGTGGTGGTGCATCCTTGAAGTCAGCAGCAGTCGAGATGCCGGGTGGCGGTACGAAGGCTTCCTTACCCTTAACTGCAATGAGGGTCGCCAACGCGCCCAAGATGTACTTTGACATGTCGGAAAGCAGCAGGAAAAAATTTTTATCTGCCGGGGCCATGCCTGACATCGGCTGGGTGACGAACACCACCGAGTACATCGACAGCCCTGCCATGATGACTAGGATCAGGCAGAAGGTAATGCCGATGGTGAACTTCAGCAGAGAGTTGAGCTGTTCTTCTGTGGCTTTCAAAATCATGGTTTCACCTTTTCAGGTTGAGTAACGTCTTCAGGACAAGTGCCGGTTGCAGTGCAGATCGGTGGCTTGCACTCTTTAGTCTCCCAGTTCTTCGGGTCCTGGCAAGGGTACCTAAACCGATCGCTGCAGGCACTAGCCGCCCAGCACATGCAGAGCATGAGCGTAATGTTTCTTACGGTCTTCAAGTCCAATGGTGCCTCCGTTAATCCGTTTAGTCATGGTCAAAATGTCACCGGCATCAGCCAGTTTGTTCAGGCTTGTCTGCTCCCAGTACCAGCACGCACTCTGCGCTGCTCCCTCAAAGGTCTGCATATACTCAGAGGCTTCTTTGGGTGTGATGCCAATGGATGATGCAAACCAAAAATAGTTGTCCTTGCCGGTAACCTGAATTAATCCTCTGCCCTTGTAGACGCTGCCCTCGGAAGACGCCTCGTCCCCGTTGCCCATGCGATTGGCGTAGACGCGGTTGGCAATTTTATCTGGCTGGCGAGCGTAGGCATTGGCAAGCTCAAGGGTCGGGAAGTATTTGGCAAAGGTCTTCATCAGACCTGCTGCGCTATAGTTCAGGTTCTCTGTCAGCCAGACAAACCCGCCCGACTCATGACCGCACTGAGCCATGAACGCCGCTATACGTTTAGGGCTATTGATCTCATACTCATCGAGCAGCGTCTTGCCGCCCAATTCAGTTTGCTTGCCGAACAGCGTGTTGTACCACTGCTGTGGGTATTTGGTATTTGGGACTAGCTGCCTAAACTGCTGCATTGTGATCATTCTTCACCCCTCATTTCCCGTAAAACTTTTATCCGCAGCTCTTTCATCTTGCGGGTTTCTTGCTCCGCCCGGTACAGCGCGTTGTTCATGTCCATGTACATCACACCCATCACAGGCAGCGCAATCACTAGCACAAAACACAAGACCACCACGGCGACGAGTAATGCCCACGGTACGTCTGGCTCGTTCGTAGGAGGAGCAGGGTTCCGACGTACCACACCACGACGAAAAGGATTGCTCCAACCCATACCGCTTCTTCCTTCCGCTTCCTTCTCAACCTACGTTGCCGAGCAGCTTCAATCTGTAGCTTCGCAGTCTCACGCTTATGCGCTTCGTCCTGCTCAATGACGATCTGCTTCCACATCTTCTCGTACCGGCTCCACAAATCGCCCAGCTCAGCTGGCGCTTTGTAGACCATCGTCTCGCGCAACTCAGCAAACATCGCATCTAATCTTGACCGGATGATGACGCGAATCAATGCCCGCTTGCCGACCGAATCCGTACCTGTGTACACCTGCGTTGCTTCTGCTTCCTGCTGGATAAAGACCTTACCGATCTTGTCATACTCATCCATCAGGACACCAAGATCATTACCGATCTTAATGAACACATCGTTCGGATCAGCCTTGCCGATCTCCTGAACCTTTGCAACTTCTTCGTTGTACTGAATCTTCTGGGCGTTAGTCGGGTTTTGTATCTTCCCGAACTGCGTCTTCAGATCATCCAGTACATCCTTAACCTCGCCTGCGGCGCCCTTGATGTCTTTGTAGAGCTGGCATCCCTTCTTGACTGCAGCCACTGCCGCGTTGGCTGCGGCCAGAAGGGTGAGCGGGTCAATCTTACTCCTCCATATCGACAGGCTCGGCTACAGGAATTGGCGCTTCTGACACGCCAGCGCGATAGGCGCCTCTGGCCGCGCCTGACGCAACGTTAGCCGTTGCTTCTGCAATCCAATCCAAACCGTATTTCTTACCAATATCAACCGCCGCGTTGAGCTTTTTAGGATCGAACGCGCCTTCTTTATTGGGTATCGACGCAAAAATTCTTTGCGCGTCAACAGGGTTTAGCAGGATAGCTTTAAGCTTTTCTTCCGTAGACCTAGCCACGCTGCCAGCCCACCACTTACTAAAGAGCGACGTTATGGCGTACAGTTTTCCAGATACCGGGTTGTTAATACGCGAGAGAATCATCTCAGGTGGAATACCCGTCATCTCTTCAATCGGCGTCTTGGGTATCGTCTCGCCACGGAACGACACGTTAGATGGGTCCCGGCTCAAGCGCTGGGATACTTCTACAAAATCGCCAACTTTCTGCGCGTAGGTTGGGCCGAAGACGCGGTTAAACACGGCGGCTCTTGTCCGGTCAGCCAGCATGGCTTTTGGATCGCTGGCGTTAAGCAAATCGTCCAGCATGAACGACCGAACGGCGTTGACGGCGTCTTTATTGGCGCCGTACTGCGACATGAACTTGTTTGTGTAGCTAATATCGCCGTACAGCTTAGATACCAAATCGCCCGCGTTGGCGAAACCGCCTTCGCGAACGACTTGGTCGCCGGTTACACGACGGAAATTAGCTTCCAAGGCCGTGCGGCGGTTGACCAAGTCTTGCACGTTATTTATCGTGCCACGCATCTCAGTCTCTAAGCCTGGGATTGACGTCATCTTGGTTGCGTTTTTAGACAGCCACTTATTCGCCGCTTTCGGGTCGAGAACGCCATCCTTCAACGCTGCCGTAGTAAAGCTATCGTAGAACGCGTCGCGTGCCAGACGTTCGCCTTCAGCGCCCGTTGCGCGGATCAAGTCGTCCACATTAGTGCGGTTGCCGATAATGGCAGGGGCGACCGTCTCAACAAACTTTTTACGATCGATATTCTTAATCGTTTCGCTGTTGTACGGCAGGCCGACTCGCTGCAGATAGGCGTTATCCGCGTTGCGGTAGGCGTTGACAAACTCAGGGTCGAGATTGTCGATATGGCCGGACACCTTTTCTTTCAGCATGGTCAGGAATCGAATCTGATCCGTGTTGTTTGTTGTGCGCAAATCCTTGTTGATGCGACGCTTCAGCGAGTCTAGCGCCTCGGGGCTGACGTCTGAGAACTCTACGCCGCCAGGCGTGGCGGGCTGGCCTTCGGCTGTCAGAATGGGGCTTGGCTCCGTAGTCTTTGGGCGGAATCGTCTCTCGACCAAACCGTACAGCGTAGGAAACTTGTTGAATATGTCGCGGTTAGTTTCGCTGGTGACAAACGAATAGACGTCATCCACCGCTGCCGCAGGCAATACGACGTTATTCTTGGCAGCCAGATCGAACGCTTCTTTGTACAGCGGCGCAGTAGAGTCGCGTGCTGCTTTGGCTTTAGTTTCCAGCAAAGTTTCAACGCGGGTTCCAAACGCCGTAGGATCGATAGATTGACCAGAGTAAGCATCCGCAATTTGCTGATCCAAGCTGCGAACTTGTCGCGCCACCGACTTTTCAGTGGCTCTTGCTTGCGCAGCAGCGTCAGCACGACTTATGCCAGTTAAGCTGACTTGGCTAGGGTCGCCGAACAAACGGAGTTGATTCTGGCGCAAGGCGTCTTTAGCGGCTTCAAACTGCGAGCCGTACAGCGCTTGAAACGTAGGGTCGCGAGAGGATAGGTTCTGAATAAAGCTGTTGATGACCGGGTTGTCGGCCAACAGCGCGTTCAACGGCAGCTGCACTGCTGGCGCGCCTGGTGCTTTAAGCGACACGCTCTGCTGTGCTTTAGACGCTTTTTCCAGCACAGTCATAAAGTTAGGGTCAGCGGCTGCAGCAGCGGCAAAGATGTTGTTGATGCGCGTATTGACGTCGCGCATCATCTCGTCTTGCGGCACCGTGCCAGTCAGATCCTTAACTTTTTTGTTGACGGCGGATAGTCCTTTACCCGTTAAATCAGTAAGGCGACGACTCTGCCCCAGGCCGTAAGCGGTAAGGCCGCCACCTAACAGTCCACCTACAAGTTCACCGCCAGGAAGGCCAGTTGCACGACCTGTTTCAACACCAGCTTGCGCTCCTGTACCAACAATAAATTGTTCAAGTGGCGCGCCTACGGCACGCCCAGCTTGGCTACGAAATAAACCTGTACCACCAAACAGGTAGCTAAACGGATCGGTTACTGCCTGAACACCACCGCTATAAATAGCTTCGCCGGTAGTTGACGGCCGCACACCTGTGCTGCCTAGCATGTTCATCAATGGTTCGCGAACAGTGCTTTCACCTTGCGCGAATGCTTCGCCAGCCGTAGCAAATCTTTGCGGTCTTTGGCTAACGTACCCGCTAGGGCTGATTGGGTTAATGCCGTAATTAGCTAAAACATTTCCAACGCCGGCCAAAAACGAAGGCGTGTTAGTCAAGCCAAGACGCGCAGACTCGGCAGTTAAGTCGCCCATTGTAGGCGCAAAAGGTTGACGACGTGGGCCAGCTAACGCTTGCTGCGCCTCTTCCTGCGTAATTAGGCCACCCGCAACTGCACGACGCATGACTTCGGTCTGCGTCGTGCCATCAGGTACGCCTTCTATAACTACGCCATTAGGGAGTGTGACATCCATTGCACATCCTTATTACTGAGGTAACGAGTTAAATGGAACCGCTTTGCTACTACCGCCCGGTTTGGCTCCCGTACCTTTAAATTCTGGAAAGTCTAGCGCCAAATCGACGTCTTCAGAAGAATAGCCGGCACGTATGCCAAGTTTACGTTGGCGATCCAATTCATTATTAGCTTTATCGCGTGCAACTTTACGGATAGCCTTGAGCGTTGATTGAATCTTTTTCTGGGTATCCACACTGGGCGTCCCAGTAAACAGGGTAGAAGTAGCGTCAAAAAACCCGCCGATAAGCGATGGATCGCCGCCAGCCTGTTCAATATCACGACGGCTTAGCGTGCTGTCACCCAAGGCTTTAGCCAATTGAACGCGCGCAGCGTTAAACGACACAAAGTTGTTAGTTTTTATGGCGTCAGTTATGTTGACTATAGCGTTATCAGTCGCCGTTACCGTATCGCGGAATGGCTTCACTGTTTGGATAACTTCGTTTCTGAATGAAGATACGCCTTTCAATCCTTCTTTATTTTGACCAGGCATTACAAGTTTAGCCGCGCTTGATGCCGCTCTCGTATTATCTTCGGCCTCTTTACGTGCGTTAACTTTAGCTTTTTCAGCTTGAGTTAAATCCTTAAATGGCTTCCCGTAGAGTTCAGCGGCGATGGATTCTCTGTCTGCGCCAAAAGAAATACCTCTATCTTCTTTTTCAGCGCCCAACTGTAGCCTATCCAATCGCGTTTTATACGCCTCTTTCCATTGAGTTGATTTAGGATCGTCGCTTACCGTATTTGCGTACGCTTCGGCTTCTTTCTGATTAGCCGATTTACTCTCCGCATCTTTACCCAACTGCAACCTGTCTAATCGAGTTTTATACGCCTTTTTCCACTCAGCTGAGTCAGGGTTATCGCTCACCGTGTTTGCATACGCTTCGGCTTCGCGCTGCTTTTCTGTTGCTGTCGCGGCTTTAGCTGAACGCTGCAAACGAGTTCTTTCCGCCACCAACGCTTTGTAATCAGTGCTATTGGGGTCTAAAGTAGGCAATACTCGCTCTATCTCAGCAATCCGCGCAGCTTCTTGAATACCGGCAGGCAACGCCTGAACACGTTCACGATTAGCTTGAGCTGTTCGTTGTGCAGCCAGCGCCATCTCGCTGCCCTGCCTGTTCATGAAGTCAGTCAGCGTCAATGCCAGCTCTTGATCGCCAGCGTTTGTTGCAGCTCGGATGCCTGCCATCAGCGACTCAGGGTCTGCAGGGTTGATTGACTGCATGAGCTGATCGCGCTGACGAATGCGTTGCAGCTGTGGGTCTTGCACACCCAGAAGACCGGCAAACCCACGGCCTAACTGTTGGGCGCCCAAGAATGTGCCGTAGTTGGCTTGCTGCAGTGGACTAAGGCCAGCAAAGTTAATTGCGCGTGCCTGCTCATTAGCCTGCTGTTGCGCTAACTGCTGCGCCTGATATTGTTCAGGCGACGTAAACAGACCTAAGATATTAGTAGTAGCCATAACCTTGGAACCTCGCGTTTTGGTTTGGGTTGTAACTAAAATAGCTAGGCGCGGTTGAAGTGTTTATGAAATCGTCCCTCAACTGCGTTTGGTTCGGGCCAGCACCGCCACCACCACCAAACAGACCTGCTGCGGCTTGACCAAACGCGGGGTTACTACCAAAGCCCATCAACGCAGCGGACATTGGATCGAACGCTGCCGCTTGTGTTGTGCGCGCTGCACTTATGCCACCCTGCAACAACGACTGACCTGCGTTAGCGCCTGCAGTAGCTGCACGGCCTCCCAGCTGAGCGCCGATATCCAGCGGCTGTTGACCCAAGCTCTCTAGCGTCGAGATGCCGCCTATTGTGGTTGTGAACGGATTCAGCGCACCGGTGACACCCGACTCGTAGCCGCCCAGCAAACCTGCGCCTTGACCAAACAGACCTGTGCCAAACGCTAGCTGACGCTGGCCTTCCTGCTGCGCTTGAGCTGCCAGCTGCGCATCTTGCTGCGCCAATGCGTTGAAGTACGCTTCTGCTTCAGGGCTGGATGCACCCAACCCAACGCCGCCGCCTGGGCGAGTGCCAGTAGCGCCAACGGCCAAACCACCACGGCCAGTTTGGAACAGCTGGTTTTGCAACTGGGCGTACTGACGTTCACGGCTGGGCGCCAACAGGTCCATCTGACGCGCCATGTAGCGCTCGGCGACCTGTTCTGGCGTCTCCGCTAAGTATTGGCCGCCTAGTTGGAACAGTTGCTGACCAGCCTGACGCAGCGGCGCGTAGGCTTCGCCAGCCATCTCAGCTTCGCCTAACCGCTGTCCAGCCAACGTATCTAGGCGTTCTTGATAGCCAGCTAGGCGTGGGTCGATTTGATACCCAGCACTCCTCAAATTACCGCTAGGGTCAAATTCGAATTGACTCTGCCCAAACCGGGTTGTGACGCCAACGGGTCTGAACCGAGCGGCATCCGCCGCGATGCGCGCAGCTTCTAGTTGCGCGTTTGCGGATGTGCGCGCAGCACGTTCTTGTGATCTCCCACCGAGAAAACCACCTAAAAGACTGGCGCCGCCGCCAATGAGTGCCGCCGTTACTGGCATGTTAGTACCCCTTTATCAAAACTTCATCCACCTTGACTGGATCTTTTTCGTCAGTGGCGTGAATGCAATACCAAACACAATCTTCAATGGCTTTTACGCCATGTACCAAACCTGCTTTGATATCTATGCAAGCAGGCGCTTCAATAACTTGTATTTCTTCACCGATCAATATCGCAACACGACCTCTAGCAAGAATCGACAAGTGGCTAAAATCGTGTGTGTGCTTCAGAATAGCCTGCCCTGCTTCTACACGCATCTCTTTGGCGTACATGCCATCAGAGAAATGATGCGTGATTTGATGCTCTGGAAACGTGTCGGTGATCATGCTGTGCGCTTCCACATATAGACCGTAATGTACGGCTGGTAATTAGCATTAGTGCCGCTTGAACCTGTAGTGCTGTTTGTCGTGGCTACCGTAATGCCAGTAGTAGCAGAATTTGTCGTTGGTATGTTTTGCCCACCTGCTGAATTTACATCAGCCATTAAATAATTAGGTGTCGTAGCAGAAGATCCTAGTGATCTTGCAAAAATACTATGCGTGTGACCGGAATCAGTAACCGTTGACGTTGCAGTGTGCGTATGGCTTACAACGATAGCGTCAGCAGAACCACCTGTTTCTTCAGCCGTATCAAACAGCGAATTACTGGAATTAAAGCCAACCATAACGCGCCCAGCACCAAACGCTGTCCACGTACCAAATCCTAGCAACGTGCCAGGATTGGTGCTGCTGGTTGCGTTAGTGTATATAGAGCCAACTGGGTACAACGCATTTTTTATGGCGTCAGCGATATCTTGCACAAACGCAGTGGTAGCTATTTTGGTGCTGTCATCAGAGGTTGATTGCGTAACAGCTATCGTGCCTGTCGGAAGCGTAGGCGTGCCGGTAAACGTGGGGCTGGCTGAGTCAGCTTTGGTTGCGACAGCTGTGGCGATATTATTGAACTCGGTGTCAATCTCCGTGCCCTTAACAATCTTGGCCGCATTGCCGGACGCCAACGCATCTTTAGCGGCGAAGTCCGTGCTTTTTGTATAGTTACTCATGTCACCCTTCCGTTTTTCGACAGAATTTCAATTTTTTGAATCGACAGCGCCGAAGAATTGATGTCAGCCTCGTAGCCTGTTTGAACAATGCGACCAGAACCCGTACCTTGCGCATATAGCGTTTGTAGTGCAATACCGTCGGCATACTGCGCAACAGGAACGCCATTAGCGCCATATTCGGCCACTCCGTATTCAGACACGGCCTGCGTGGGGATCTGCGTGTTTTGCGACAGATAGTTCTCGTTAAAATCGAAACCCCATTTGATCGTCACAAATTGGTTTGTGCCACCAATGACGATAACGCCGATGCGCTTCAATATGGACGTGATGCTCTGGTCACCTAAGTCGCTGTGATTGGTGTAATACTGGAATCGATACTCGGCTGCGTCATCTAAATACGTGCCGTACTTCCCAATGTAGCCGGTCTGCCCAAGTAGCAAGTCCCCATTACGGCGTGACAGCAAAGCTGATGGCGTAATCGACGTCCACTGCGTGACTCTAGCGGAACCATCCTGAAGATAACCCCGCGTATCAAACACGTAGACAGACTGGTTAGTTGGCAACGTCAGCAGATAAAACGCGTTAACTTCCGAATACACTGCCTTGATATTAGCCTGCGTCTCGCCGGCAACGATCCCCATTAAGTCGTTACGCACGTTCTTACTGATGTCACGAAACGGCGCTGACTTCTCTTGGATCGTGCGCATCAACGAGCGCACACCGCTGTTAGACAAGAAGAAGACGTCCGTTGCCGTAGGCTGGATCGAGTCACGCGAAATGCAGCCAATGCCGACTACCGTGTCGTTTAGCGACATAGTCGCCGGTGCTGTCGCGCCCTGGTAAACCAGAATCTGGCGCTTACCAAAGATGATCAGAAAATTGTTGTGCGCGGCCAAGCCGACAATCTCGTCTGGACCCGCAGGCCATACGTTATTCACATTCAACGTACCGGATGTGCCGCCCGTATAGATGTGGCCAGCCAGCAAGTCAGAGAACGTCAACGTCTGTTTGTCCGACGCAGTGTTGGCGATCCACAGACGACCGTAGGCCGAAATGACGATATTGCCAGACGGTACCGTGCCTGCATATCCTGTCTTCTCACTGACGCGGCGGTAGGTCGTGGTGCTAACCGCCGGATCGTAGATCAGCGGGTCATGCCCCGTCTGGAAGAAATACGTGATGCTGTTAAGTGAGGCGCATTGCCAGTTGTTGGCGGTGATCGTTGGGGCGGTACCCCCTCCCCCGTAGGTCAACTCGACAACTGCATTGCTGCCATCGAGCTTAAAAATCTTGTTATTGCCGGCAAACAGAATTGTGTAGGTGCCGTCAGCGACCACCAGCTCATGGATGACGCCCGGATCGTTCGCGCCCAGATTGCCGGAGCTGCTGTTAAGTCTTGACCAACCTTGGCGGGCACCGACACGGCCGTACTGATCGATAACGCAGTTGGTCGCCTCTAGGGCAAAACCAGCGTTCAAATCAAGCGGCGAATCTTGGGTGTTCAGGCCGTAAAAGCCTGGCGCCGAGATCGTATCAATGCGCAGTGGCTGGCTCATGAGGCGTAGAACTCCTGCATCTCTGGGAACCGTGTGGCTTCCAAAGCAATGTAGTCAGACAGCATTGCTTTATACAGCGCGTAGGCTTCTGACGAGTTCAGACCGCCATCCTCGCCGCGCTCAACCAAGGCGCGGGCGTAGGCGTTCTGCGCCACCAGCACGTCAGGAACCAACACTGACGTTGAATCCGAAGTCAACACGGCTTGCGGTACGGACACGAAAAACTTGATGGTGTAGACGCCGTCAGGACGGCCCCACAGCTGCACCTTGGCGTCGCCGTTGTTATCGACACCCTCAAAGCAATATTGATTCGGAACAGCGGTCACTTGCGGTTGCAGGTTTTGCTTGCGGCGCATATCGGAGACGGTAATCACCTCCATGATGACGTTGCTGGTAATGTTTAGTGGGTCGCTGGTAACGCGGAATTTCTGCCCGGCGCCAGTCAACGAATACTCGTAAACGCTGCCGGATGTGGTGACGGTAATTTCTTGGCCCAGCGCGTTCCAGTCGTAGGCGTCCTCGATCTGGCGCTTGGCGTCATTGACGAACTTCCCTACAAGGGAGGAGTAATTAGTCAGGTTAACGGTCGTCACTTGCTGCTCTCGCAGGCGAGCTAAGACATCGTTGACGAGTTCTAGGTAGGTCATTTGCTTTTCGCCTTATTCCTTGCGGAGATAGCTTTAGCTTTTACCTTTGCATCTGCCTTGGATGTAGCGCCCCAAGCGTTTAGGGACAACAGCAGCCGGGTAGGCTTACCGTCTACACGCTCTGGACCGGGCATGCCGCCCATCCTGGCAAGAAAAGAAGCTCGTCGTGGGTTGTCGCCGGATTTCACCGGCGCTTTGAGGTTTCCCCCAGTTGTTGCATTATAAGACTCCCTGCCCTTGGCATTCAAGCCGCCTTTTGCATTTTGACCGGCTTTTCTTTGCCAAGCGGGTGTCTTCATTTTTTCCTCGGTTTAGCTGTTTTAGCAGACTCCTTAAACGCGGCGGCAGTCGGCGCGCCTTTGGAGCCAGGTTTTCTCATCTTCTCGCCAGACCCAGCCTCGATACGCTTACGTTTGGCGTTGATATTGGCGTACAAGCCGGCCTTCATTTCTTGGCCTTTTTCTTGGCCATGCCGGCCATGCTAAGACCAATCGCTACGGCCTGTTTCTGCGGATAGCCTTCTTTGCGCAGTTTGCTGATCTTGGCTGAAGCAGCTTCCTGCTTGCCCTTTTTTGTGTATGGGTACTTCTTTCCGTCAACCATTGGCATGATGTCACCCCTTTAAAAGTAGTCTATCCGCAACAAAAGTCAGTACACCGCCCAGTGTAGAGGCGATAGTCATACCCATCCAAAACCCACCTTTGGACTTATTGGCCATTTCTAGTAGCTGCTTGACGTCGTCCCGCAGGCCATGAACTTCTGCTTGCAATGATTCCACCTGCGCCTCTAGTTTGCCAAATTCTCTTGGATCAATTTCCGACATTGTCTATTTTCCTTGGCCGCCCCTGCCGTTTGGTCGGGGGTGTTAAGTTAATTACCACCGGCGTTTCTTCCTGCTGGTCTTCTGCCACATCGATACGCACGTAGCCTTGATGGCCTTTCATGCTGTCGATGTCGTGCTGATAGATAAACGTGACCGTCTGGCCACTGGTCAAGCATTTGAAAGTCGCCACAAAACCTCCGAACGGCAAATTGGGGGCTTGCGCCCCCAATTTTTACGCCAATGAACGTACTACGACCAAACGAAGTGTAGCGGAAGCCAAATTGACTTCAGCGCCGGTTTCGTTTTGGAAACGGATACTGACCACGTTAGCAGCACTGACGTAGGCGGTCACGATCAGACCCGCCACATCAACCGCCAACGAAGCCGACAGCACCATATCGCCCAAGGCTACGCCAGGGACAGCTACGGTATCGGTATCACCTGCGCCATCAGCCAAATTATCGGCGTCTAGCGTTGCACGGACAAGAAAAGTATTGGTGTAGAGGCCACGGAACTGGTCATTGCCAGCCCGAACCACGACGGAAGTTGCATTTGCCATGAAGTTCTCCTAATTAGGTTAAAAACCCCCGGCCGAAGCCGGGGAGTTTAATTAGGCTGGAACAGCCAGTGCAAAGGCCGACGACGATGTCGCAGCGCCGACGGTTGCAGCAGTACGCATCGCCTTGACACCGTAGAGCATGTCGGAGGTGAACAGCGTGCCCAGGTATTCCTGCTTGTACTGAGTCTGCGAACGAACGCCCATCTGCTCAACCAATACCATCGACTCTTTGTGACCCATCAAGCAGATACGGTCAGCGCCCGAGTTACCAGCGCCAGTGTCGGCGTTGGAAGTCACGAACACAGGGATACCGTACAGATTGCCGATCTCGCCGTTACGAATAGCATTGCCGTCGCCGACAAATGCCTGTTCGGTGTAGCGAGCCAGACCCATCAGCGTGTTACGGCTTGATGGTGGGATGATGAAGAAACGACCGTCCATTGGGGTGTCGTTGTCATCCAGACGCTGGATGGTACGACGGATAGCAACGTCAGTCAGCGCAGCAGCGTTGGAGCTGGTGCTGTTGTACGCAGTCGTGCCGTCCGAACCAATGAAAGCCTTGGTGGTGGTGTTGCTGGTTGCGTAGTCGTCGGTGCCAACGGTTGCGCCATTGAAAGCACGACCAAGGCGGATCAGGTCGGTATCAACCTGACGAGCCAAAGCGTAGCCAGCGTCGCTGGTGTAGAACTGACGCAGCGAGTTCAGAGCCTGGGCTTCGACGATGTCTTCGATCAGACGGCTGTACTCGTAGTGCTGGTTGATCAGCACCTGAACTTCAGACTCAGTTGCAGCGATCAGCGTGACGGCATCTGTAGCCACTTTACGCGATGCGGAGCCACGGGTTGGTGCAGGAATGTGAACGGTGTCACCTTTCTTGCCCTTGAAGTTCATCTTCATGACGATGTTGGCCAGAACGAGGTTCTTTTTGTAGGCCGCAACGATCTCGTCACTCCAAATTTCTGGGATGAACGTTGCCGAAGTTGTTGTTGTTACACTGTTTGCTGGGGAAAATGCGGTATTAGCCATGTCTAGCTCCTAAAATCAAAAGTAAATTATTTGACCCGGCCCTCTGCATACGCCGCCATAATTTCGTCGGACAGTGCATCGTAGCGAGCTGGATCGGTCATTTTCAGCCGAATAAGGTCAGCTCTGCGGTAGACACGTTTCGAACTCTCCCCGGTACCCCCCGTATCCACTTGCGCTGCTTTTAGCGACTGCTGGCGAGCCTCCTTACCGGATTGCTCTACCTGCTTTTGCTTAATGCCACGCAACTGCTTGTAGGTGGTTAACAATTCATTGGCCGCATCGAAATCAAACTTCGCATCTGCCCGCGTATAAAGCTCGAGTCGTACCTGAGATGATTTAATCCACGTCTCAAAGTCCTTGTCGGCACTGATTTCCATGAAATCAGGGTGCTCTTTAGCCAAGCGTTGCTGCGTTTGCATCCGTTGGAACTCGACACCCGCTTGGCGGGCAGCGATAACGTCCGGATGTGTCTCAACAGTCCTCTGAATCGCCTTTTTAGGGTCATCAAAAAAGTCTACTTCAGGCTCTACCTGTTCAACAGGTTGAGATTTTGACGAGAGATTTTGCTTAATTAGCTCATCGGCAAGTTTTCGCACTTCCCCGACTTCCTGCGCCTGGCGACCAATGACCTTTTCGGCCTCTTGGTGCATCTTGACGACATCCTCAATCGACTTACCGCGATAGCGGTCGGGCAATTCGGGTATCTCTGGCGCTGCGTAATCAGGTAGTTTTGCTTCCTCTGCCTCTAACTCACTAGGCATCTCTGGTTCTTTGTCAATCAACATGTCGAAGTTCCTTTTCCTGCCATCTTTTGGTTCTCAGGATTAAACATGAACAGGGCATTTCTGCTTATCTGTTCGCCTTCTGCTCGGATTTTAGCTTGTCTCGGTGGCTTTTATCAAACTTTGCGTGAGCTGTAGGAAACGCTCCCGACCACCCTTCCAATTTAAACGCCGGTGCAGATATGGTGCGGCGGGCTGTCTTGCCGCAATTACAACTAACGAGTTTATCCTCGTATTCGGTAAACCGTTCAATGCGCTCTCCGCTTTCGCAGAGAAATTCAAATATCTTTCTCATTGAGTGCCTCGTATGCCTCTTCGCTGACCTGTTTTAGGGTTCTCAGCCAATTTAGAATAGATAACTCACCCTTCTTAAATTGTAAATCTTTTTCGTCTTGAATTGTAGCAACATTGTTCAAAGACGTTACCATTAAGTCAATATCTTCCAGCAGATCGCGCCAGCCCTGGTGGGTCATCATGGCGAACCGATCTTCGTAGTATTTCTGCAGTTCAGGCGTCATTACTTAGCCTCCAGTACGGCTACTTTAGCCTTCAGTTCTTCGATCATGGCTTGCTGCTCCTGAATGGCTGCCGTCAGGGTGGCTACTAGGAACGATGTATCGATGCCTTGTGGCTTGATGTTACCTTCGCTATCGACCGCATCTTTCTCGCCGGTCACAGCATCTGGACAGACTGCTTGCAACTCGTGAGCAATAAAGCCTTCTCCGTTAGACCCGTCTGCTTTCCATTTGTAAGTGCATGGCTTGAGTTGAGCGACCTTTGCGAGTGCGCCTGTCATCGGCAGCACATCTTCTTTTAGGCGGTAATCAGATGAGGTGGAGTAGGTTGTGGTCGATGCGTTTACGATGATTTGACCAACTCGCGTACCAGTGCCAGAGTTGAAAAAATTCTGACAATCATTACCAGCGCCTCTTACAAAATCGGCAGTGCCAGTATAAATATGAACCCCTTGAGCCGTTTTGCTCGTACTCGTAGTCCCAACCAGCAGATTACCGCTGGAATCGATACGGGCGCGTTCGGTGCCGTTAATGTAGAACAGTTGATTAATAGAGCCGTCTGCCCACAACAGCAAATCATTCGATGTTGACGCACCACCAAGAATTGCGCTTGCTTGCCCGATGTAAGCAGTATCAGTTCCGCCTTTTTTGAGATTGATGAATGCCCCTCTAGCGGTAGCGTTTTGCCCATCAATGATTACGCCGCAATTGGCAGATGAATTAACAAGTTGGAGCCTAGCGGTGGGCGAACTCGTACCAACCCCAACGTTGCCTGAACTATTAGCCGTAAGAACATCTGCTGTCGTAGCGCCACTATTGCCAACACCAATACGAACTGTACCGTCTGGAGTAGAAGGCTGGTAAATAGTAAAGTTATTTGTAGCCGTTACAGATTGCCCAACTTGTACATTGTTCGTCTTTAATGTTGACATTTAAATCCCCAATGCTGCTTTGATCTCGTCAGGTGTCGTTGCTGCGTTAATACTTGTCTGAATAGCTGCGTACTTGTCACGGATAGCCTGACGAGCCGCTTCTGCACCTTCTGTACCCGGTATCTGCTTGGCTATAGCTTCGTCGTAAGGCTTGAATTCTTCATCCCTAGCAGCACGACGCATATCGTGACCAATGTTCTTAGCTTTAGTTAAGTCGATTACGAGACCCATGTCCATGCTCCACGAAATGTACGATCTGAAGGAATATCCGCTACGTCTACGATCTCGTAAGGCTTACCTGCTGGTACGTCTTTAGCAGCGATTTCTTCAATGGTTAAGCCACACTCAGCGGCTGGAACTATGACAGCGACTCCACCGTCATCTGTTGGGTAAATTATCCTTGAGTTCATGGTTAGTCCTTGGTTAGCGGAAGACTGAAACTAAACAATATGCTGAGTCAACAGAACCACCTGTGTCTGTTCTAACAACAAATCGCAGTGCTGATGTTGTTGGTGCTACGTCTGTTCTTACACCAGAAAATGTGCTTCCATCGCTTGTTATGTTGGCTGAATAATTTGCATCAGGCATAGCTGCGGAGAAATTTACTGTATAGTCGCTAGTCCCGTTATCCGTAATGCTCGATACATTGCCACTAGCACGAATAGCAACTGTGCCTGTGCCATTAAAGTTAACCCATGCTCTGCAACCGTAAGCTGTGGCTATTGACCCGTAACCGGAGTTAAATTGCAGATTAGCAGAGGCATCTGAATAAATAACAGTACCAGTAGCATCAGGCAAAGTCAGCGTTCTATTAGAAGCAGTCGTAGGCTCCTGAAGCGTTACGCTACCACCACTTGTGCTGTTTAGTTTAAGCGGCATTTAATTGATCCTCAGTAGGACGAGGCAGT